CGCCGGGACGGCGCAGTGCGCCTGGGCGGCGTGGTACGCCTGTGACTACAGGCCCAATAGACCCACATATGTAGACCCCGGTAGCGCCTCTGCTTGCATGCGCCCGGGGTAATTTATGGCGCAGGTAATGGCGAAGTTCGTCTAAAGGTAAGACCCGGTTATTGTGCGCGGCTTGAGTCATTCGGAGTGGCTGTACCCAAGTAGTTAAGGGAGGACGCTGTGACCGTCCGACGCATGGGTGCAAATCCCATCAGCCACCCCAAATGGCTCGCTAGCTGAGATGGATGGCTCAGCCCTCCGCGCACAAGGCGCGTTAGACGGAGCGAGCGCCCCTGACTCGCACACACAAGGCGCACAGTGGTGCGCTATGTCCTTGATCTGATTGACATTGCATCACCTTACAATGGTGATACACCAGTCAAAAAGAGGTCCCGGGAGGGGGTCCTACCTTGGCTATTGGCGACCCGGGGGTATAGCTGTGTATACCCAACCATCCGCGTTTTCCGTGTAAGTGCCTGAAATTTACGGTTTTTTTGTATATAAGTCCATTTAACAATATTATATATAGCGAAGTTACCACGGTTTATCCCGGTCGGATAAACCCCCGTTTACTCAAGAGAGCTGTCTAGAAAGCTCCGCCCCGGCCCATAAAGCCGGGGATTCCTTTTCCACCACCATTCAAACCGAGAGAGATCACCCCCCATGGCCGTTGATAAACACCCGTCCCGCGCTCCCGCGAAACCGTACAAGCCGCCCGCCACGTCAACGACGTCTGGCACTGTGAACAAGGTCGAGGCCTCCGGCCAAGGCTCCGTTCCGTACGGCTTCCGCCACGAGATCCAAGTCAAGAACCCGAACCGCTCCGAGATGGCCGCCCACTTCACATCGAAGGGTGAGGCGCCGAACGAGGGTACGGCGGCCAAGGCCGCGAAGCCGGGCGACGAGAAGTAACCCCCGCCCCATGCCCCGCGGTACCCCTAACCCGAAAGAGACCATAGCGGACCTCTTGGGGCGCTTTATGGCGCCCGTGGAGCCGTTATCGAAGGAGGCCGCCACGGCGTTGCGGCCGAAGGTCAGGGCCGCCTACACCGAGTTTGTGAAGCGTAAAAGGAAGCGAGCTTAATGCCCCAGATCCAAGAATCCGGCGTTACCCTCGACAGAAAGCGACTTGAATACATCTCCCCCTCGGCCACGATCAAGCCTCTCGGGGACCGTATCTTTGTCAAGCCGCTCCCCGGTATCACATCGCCCGTCCTTCACGTGGTACATGAAGGCAAGGCCCTCCGGGGAACCGTCACGGCGGTTGGTCCTGGTTATCGGCTCAAGAAGTACTACCGAAATTCCCGTGGGGAAGCCGTCAAGGTCGGAGAGACCGGACGAGTTAGACCGACTGAAGTCAAAGTTGGCGATGTGGTGGAGCTGGGCGGGAAGGAAATCGGGGGGTACAACTTTCCACGCGTGATTATCGGGACCGAGGAGCACGTTATCTGCCAAGAACAAGACGTGACCATGATCGTCAGTGAAAGTTAGAACGACGAGCCTTCTGCCGAAGGCCCAACCCGAGAAGTTCAAAGCTGCCCAGTGGCAAAAAGGTGTCTCCGGCAACCCCGCCGGGCGCCCCAAAGGGTCGCGGAACAAGGTTTCGGAGAGCTTCATAACCGCGCTCTCTGAGAGTTTTGACGCCCGCGGCGTCGAAGCCATCAACAACTTGATAACCAAAGACCCCGGTACGTACATCAAAGTCGTGGCCTCCCTCTTGCCCAAACAGGTCGAGAAGGTCGCCCCCCTCGAGGAATTGAGTGACGCCCAACTTGCCGCCGGAATCGCTTTCCTCCAATCCCAACTCTCCGTCAACGCTGCCCCCCGCCGACTTGCTCAAGAAGCTAGCGAGGGAAGCGGAGAGGCGGGCGAAGTTAAAACGGTTAACTGACTACCGTCCGTACATCAAACAGAGGGAGTTCCACGGTAAGTTAAACCGGGAGCGCATGTTGATGGCGGCAAACCAAGTCGGTAAGACGTGGTGCGCCGGGATGGAAGTAGCTATGCATCTCACGGGACGGTATCCCGCGTGGTGGGCCGGCAAGCGGTGGGACCGCCCCACGAATTGGTGGGCAGCAGGAGTCACGGGTGAGAGTACTAGAGACAATCCGCAGCGGATCCTTCTTGGTCGTACAGGTGCCCACGGCACCGGGTCTATTCCAAAGGATTGCCTTGTTGATGTCACTTTGGCGCGCGGTACTCCGGATCTTGTGGACAATATCAAGGTTAAACACGAGTCCGGCGAAATATCCCATCTCGCTTTCAAGTCATATGAAAAGGGCCGCGAGAAGTGGCAAGGCGAGACGCTCGACGGTATCTGGTTTGACGAAGAGCCCCCGGAAGACATCTACACCGAAGGGTTGACGCGTACCAACGCTACCGCCGGCATCATAATGATGACGTTTACCCCCCTCCTCGGTATGTCGGGGGTGGTCAAGCGGTTTCTACTAGAGAAACCCCCGGGTACGTCCGTTACCTCGATGACTATCGAGGATGCGGAACACTACTCGAAAGCACAGATAGACATGATTGTTGCGTCCTACCCCGCCCACGAGCGGGAGGCGCGCACTAAAGGGATTCCCCAGCTTGGGTCCGGTAAAGTCTTCCCCGTCGCTGAATCCGAACTCCGCGTCGAATCCTTCGCGATCCCTGCCCACTGGCCCAGGATCAATGGTCTTGACTTCGGATGGGATCACCCATCAGCCGGCGTATCTCTCGCGTGGGACAGGGACAGTGACGTTTTATACGTCACCAACGCCCACAGAGCGAGACACCAAACGCCGTTGATGTTTGCCGCGGCGGTTAAGCCGTGGGGGGATTGGGTCCCGTGGGCGTGGCCCCACGACGGTCTGCAGCACGACAAAGGGTCGGGGGAGCAGCTCTCCGCCCAATACGCCCTCTCGGGGCTCAAGATGCTGCCGTTCCGCTCCACGTTCGAGGATGGGTCCTCTGGCCTCGAGGCCGGCGTCATGGAGATGTTGGATCGGATGCAGACCGGGCGGTTGAAGGTGTTCAACCACCTATCGGAGTGGTTTGAGGAGTTCAATCTCTACCACCGCAAAGACGGTCTTATCGTCAAAGAGAACGATGACCTTCTGTCCGCGACACGGTACGCCGTCATGATGCGCCGGGAGTCGAAGATCAAGGCCGGTAAGAAGCGGTTCGTGGACAACTATCGCGCCGGTGGCGCTACTTCGTGGATGGGTTAATGCTCGAGCTAGGCAAGCACGAATACCAATACGCAGACAAGCAACACCAAGTTGACGGATCGACGTTGGTAAAGTTGGTTCCTGTTCAAGAACGTTATCTTTACATCCACATGCCGTGGAAGCGAAAGTTTTACAACATCAACACCGATAGCTTCGAGCGACGTGCCCCCAAGCTAGGCATATTCTGGCACAAACACCCCACCCACAAGCACGTTAGTTACGCCCGCTGGTCGTGGTGCTAAATGTCAGACCGCACCCTGCGTCTCAAGAAAGACCTCTCTAAGAAGCAAGTAGACGACTTGCAGTTGAAGCACACGCCCCCCGGCCCCCCGTCCTTCATGGACCTCGAGGCTAAAGCGGTCGAAGCGTCCAACAAAGTCAAAGCCGAACACGCGGAAAAGCTCAAAGAGCTGGCCCGCACAGCCGGATTTACGTACTAAAAGAAACATGGATTACCCCGAAATACCGGCTACGAGCGACGACGATATCGTCAGGGAGGCGCGCATGCGCCTCGAGCTCGCGATTGAGTGGGAATCCTCTAACCGCACGGATGCGCTGACAGACTTTGAGTTCCGCAATGGCGACCAATGGCCGGTGGACATTAGGCGAGACCGTGAGACGGACGCTCGCCCCTGTATTACTGTTAACCTCACTGACGCTATGGTGCGTCGGGTGTCTAACGCTTGCCGTGAGAACCGCCCTCGCATCAAGGTGGACCCGGTAGACCAAGCGACCACCGACACGGCGAAGGTCTACAACGGCATCATACGCCACGTCGAGAACATCTCCGGGGCGGACTACGCCTACGACACCGGGGTTGATTGCGCCATAACGGGTGGCCTTGGTTACATCGGTGTTACCACCGATTACATCGACTTTGACTCGATGGACCAAGAGATAAAGATTGAGGCCCACCGTAACCCGTTCCGTATCTACTTCGACCCGGCATCGCAGATGCCTGACGGCTCTGACGCCCAGTGGGTGATTGAGTCGGATTTTATGCGCCGGGACGAGTACCGGATGAAATACGGCCAACTCGACCCGTCCGGGTGGACGTTCTTGGGTGCCGGCGACAACGTCGCCAATTGGTCGAACAAAGAGGAAATCCGCGTCGCCAAGTATTGGCGAATCGAGCACAAGAAAGACAAGGTCGTCCGTCTGTCGAACAAGCAGACGATGCTCAAGTCGAAGTTTGACAAAGGCGCCTTTGGGCGCGCTGGGGTCGTGGTTGTCGATGAGCGGGACACTATTGTTCCGACCGTCAAGTGGTATCTCTGCACCGCGACTAAGATCCTTACCTCCGGCACGTGGCCGGGGCGTTACATCCCGATTGTCCCGGTCTACGGCCGGATGCTCGATGTTAACGGTAAGGTGAAGCTTAAGGGCATGGTCCGCGACCTACGCGACCCCGCCCGTATGTTCAACTACTCCGAGACGGCGAAGACTGAAGCTTACGCGCTCCAGCCCCGGGCACCGTGGTTGGGCCCCGAGGGATTCATGGATGGCCACGAGGCCGCTTGGCGGGACGCTAACCGCAAGTCTATAGTCGGGCTCGAGTACACCCCGACCAAGAACGTTGATGGCACCCCGAACCCGCCCCCGATGCGCCAAAACCCGCCCCCGTTGGGCGCTGGGTTCCAAGAGTGGAGCGCGTCGAACCAATCGAATTTCATGGCTGTCGCGGGTATGCCACACGACCCGAACATGGACAAGCAAGGCGAGGTTGTCTCGGGCGTAGCCCTCCGGCAACGCCAAGGTTTGGCCGATATCGCGCACTTTGACTTCTACGACAACCTTACGCGGTCTCTTAGACATCTAGGTAAGATTATCGTAGACCTCATCCCGCACATCTACGACACGGAGCGCATGCAACGCATTGTGATGCCCGACGGCCGCTCCCAAATGGTCGCTATTAATCAGAAGCAGAAAGACCCGGTTACGGGTGCAATACTTGCTGTTAAGAATGACCTCACCGTGGGCCGATACGACGTTACGATGGATACGGGGCCTGGTTACAAGACAGCCCGCCAAGAGTCCACAGAGGCCAAGCTAGAGCTGTTGGCCACGCCGTTGGGCGAGATGACCGGCAAGGTAGCCGGCGACTTGATCGTCCGGGGCATGGATTGGGAGGGTGCGGACGAGATTGCAGACCGCTTGCAAGCCGCCATCCCGGGGGCGCAAACCGACCCGAACTCGGATCTGCCGCCTAAGGCGCAGATGATGATTGCCCAACTCCAAGGGCAGCTCAAGCAAGCCAACCAACAAGCTATGGCGTTTGAGCTCGAGCTCAAGTCGAAGCACCAACTGGAGCACATCAAGCAAGAGGGCGAGACCAAGCGCACCCAAATGGAGATTGGTGCGAAGGTCCACGACACGACGCTCAAGACCGCTACGGCTAGGTTTGACACTCACGTCAAGAGCATCACCGCGCGCGACGTTGCCGAGATCAACACTGCCGGCAAGATCCTAGGCCAACACGTTGGCCACGCCCAGAACAAAGAAATGTCCGCGATAGACCACGCGGAAGCAAAAGACTTACAGGCCTCAGAGCCTAAACCTACATCGTCCCCCGCCTAACGAGCGGGATTCCGGCGAAAGTTCAGTTACCTCACCTGACCATGTGGGGGTGCAAAATCGTGGAGTCCTTCCATGGCGATTAAATCAGTTACTAATGCGAATTTAGCGGAATACGTTGCAGAGCGAGCGGAGATCAAGTCTCCGGATCTACAGACAGCGGAGCAAATTACCGAACTCGTCAACAGACGGGCAGAAGGTAATAACCCCGTTGTCGAGGCGAAGGAAACAACGCCAAGCATCTCCGATGCTGTAGACCCGGGCAAGCAAGAGCCGACCGCAGCTAAGCAAAAGAAGAACAACCCCGTCCAACCCCGGATAGATGAACTCACGCGCGAAAAGCGCGAGCTAGAAGAGTTTGCCGAGTCCGAGTACGAGATGAGGTTGCGCGCAGAGAGACGCATTGGCGAGCTGGAAACCGAGTTAAAGACGGCTAAGCCGGCTCCGGTAGTTGAAGAGAGAAAAGAAGCAGTCGAGCCTGACCCGACGAAATATACGGATCAGAAAGAGTTCTTAAAGGATTGGGGTGCGTGGAACCGCGCGCAAGCGTTGAAGGAATTCAACGCGGAGCAAGGTCGCATTGCAGCCCAGAAAGCCGCCGAAGAACAGAACGCTCGCCTAGCGGCGCAGATCGAACAAGCGAAAGCGGACCTCCCGGACTTCGTAGAAGTCATTGAGGGCGCGCGCCGCGAGGAAGAGAAAGCCCCGTTCGTGCCCGAACACGTCAAGGCCGCAATCCTTGACTCTGAGGTCGGTGCATATCTTGCTTACCATCTCCGAAAACACCCGGACGACGAGAAGCGCATTTATGCGCTTACTCCGGCCAAGGCGCTCCTAGAGCTCGGCAAACTGGAACTCAAGTACACGAAAGACGGCAAAGCTTCGGCCAAGACGTCTACTACACCCCTACTAGAAACATCTAAAGCACCACCCCCCCCGCCTAAATTGAGTGGCAACGCGCAAGGCGTCGTGTCCTCGGACATGTCCAAGCCGATGTCATTCAAAGACTACAGGTCACAACGACTTGAGCAGATGCGGCAACGGGGGAGGCGCTAAAGAGTGACTATTAATAGCCCTGGGTTGTTTTTATCAACTGCAAGCAAAACGCTATCTAAACGGTTTGCTGCTAAGTGTGGAAAGCCAGATGCGAACGATTGCATTCCTTGGCTTGGGACTAAAACGCGCGGCGGTTACGGCGCTATAAGAGCAAGTAACTCTGCCTATACAACCGCGCATCGCGTGGCTTGGGCACTAGAACGGGGAGACCTGTCTCCCGAAATCCTGGTGTGCCATAGCTGCGACAACCCCTCCTGTGTAAACGCCGATCATTTATTTATCGGAAGCCCGAAGCAGAACACTGCTGACATGGTTACCAAGCGCCGACACAGTTGGCGCAACGGAACACCGTGGCAGAAGTTGAATTCTACTGACGGTGAAAGAATTAAAGATCTACGCAAAACAGGGAAAACTCAGCAGGAAATCGCCGATTACTTTGGCGTTAGTCGGCCGCTGGTATCAATGATTCTCTCAGGAAAAATACAACATTCAACGCCCTTAACTGGGCAATAACGAGACTTCAATCGCCAACAATTTGCTCACTATCTCCCAAATCACAAACGAGGGTTTGATGGTTTTGGAGAACGATCTGTGCTTAGCGGATCACGTGAACCGTCAATACGCCGATCAATTCGCCCTCTCGGGCGCGAAGATTGGTTACACGGTTAACGTCCGCAAACCGCCCCGTTATATCGGCACGACCGGCCCCGCGCTGAACGTCGAAGATACCAACGAGACGTATATCCCCGTCACCTTGACGACTCAGTTCCACGTTGACGTGCAGTTCACGACTGCCGACTTGGCGACCTCAGTCGATTTGTTCAAAGAGCGCATCATCAGCCCGGCCGTGGCCACGGTTGCCAACAAGATTGACCGCGACGGCGCGGTGTATGCGTACCAGAACATTCCGAACGCGGTTGGTACTCCCGGCTCGCCGCCGGCCTCGTTCTTGAACTTCACCCTCGCGGGTGCGGTGCTTGACGCGGAAGCGGCTCCCCGCGATGGCTATCGCGTGGTCATCCTTGATCCGTTCAGCATGGCTTATGCGCAAGACTCCGTTAAGGGTCTTTTCAACCCGCAGTCTGTCATTTCTGAGCAGATTGAAAAAGGCATGGTCGCTAAGAACTTTGCCGGCTTCGACTGGTACATGGATCAGAACGTGGTCTCGTACACCGTTGGCGCGCAGGGCGGTACTCCGACCTTGGCGAACAACACTTCCAGCGCGTGGCTTTCCACGGGTTGGGCGGCAACGGGCACGATGCAGACGACTGGTTGGACCGCGAGTGCAAACCCGCGTTTGACTGTCGGCGACATCATCACCGTTACCGGTGTGTTTGCTGCTAACCCGCAGTCACGTGGTGCTTACGGCTCGAGCCGCCAGCGTCAGTTTGTTGTGATTCCGCCTGCTACGACCTTGACCAACGGCACGTACAACAGCGCAACGGGCGTCTACAGCTCGACCGCTGGCGGCTTGCTTGACTTCTCGGTCAAGAACGTCGGTTGCTATGGTGGCCAGTTCCAGAACATCACCGCGCAGCCTGCGTCTAACGCGGCTATTCAGGTGTGGGGCTCCGCTGCTGGTGCGTCGGCCGGCATCGTCTCGCCGCAGAACATTGCGATGCATCGCGACGCGCTTGCGCTAGCGTTTGCTGACCTTGATCTGCCGGGTGGTGTCGATATGGCTGCTCGTGCGGTTGACGAAGAGGCGGGGA